CCTCGAGCCATATCTTCCGCGGCATCGAGGAATTCAACCGGTTCCGTGATGATTTCGAGGACCGGCCGGAGGAACGATATCAGCAGATCATAGACTCGTGGCCCTTGGTGTTCGGTTCCACGGAGAAGGCCATGAAGAAGCTGTTCGCGCCGGCCAAACCGGTCGTGAAACGCCCCCCCTGGTCGCTGTGCCCGCGCTGCAAGAAACCCGTATGGGCTCAGGAAGGCACCACCGACCTGAGGGAGACGCAGCAGCTGCTGAAACGGAACCCGTTGCCGCGCTGGTGCCGTGTCTGCGGCCAGCGTTTCGAGTACACGATGGGCGACCACATCTCATGCAGTTCCGAGTTCTCCATCGCGGAGACGATGGACACGCTCAAAAGCATGTTCCCCACCGAGCAGCCGAACTTCGAGACCATCGCCATCGAAGCCGCACACGAGGACGGTGAGCAGAATGGTTAACCCCGCCAAGAAAAAGGGCACGAGCCTTGAGACGTGGACGGTGCGTTACCTCGCGTGGGCTTTGCAGGACACGCGCATCGACCGTATGCCGTTGCATGGCAACGCCGACCAGGGCGATCTGATCGGCGTCATGTTCCATGGCGAGCCGGTGTGCGTGGAGTGCAAGGACACGAAGATGCCGAACTATCGCAAGCATTGGCGGGAGCTCAAAGTGGAGATGGCGAACATGGACACTCCCTACGGGGTGCTCATCCAGCATCGCAGGGGCGTGGGCGTGAAAAGCCTCAAGGGCATGGCCCGGCAGATGGCCGTGTTCGACATCGGAACGCTCGAACGGTTCCTCGCCACTCACATGGGGCACGTGTTAGGACCGGACTACCGGATTCGCCGCGAGCTCGCGAACCGGCTGCGCGGCGAATCGAGGCCGGTGCCCTCCAATCCGATGCTCGTGTGGATGCCGCTCGAATTGTTCGCGCTCCTGCTGAACGACGGCTTGGCGTTGGGGCCGGACGATGGCCAGGATTAACCCTCATACCTACATCGGTGGCAGCCGTCGCACCGGTTTGCGTGGCGGCTACCACCGCAAACCCAAGACCAATGGCGAGGGGCTGAAGCCCAGCGAGATAATCGCCGCCAGCCCCGAACTGCTGGCATTGATAGCCGAATACCAAAGAGACAAGAGAAAGGAGGCGGACTGATGGCCAGACAGGGCTACGGGAAGCTGAGTAACGGCTTCCATTCGAACACGAAAGTGCTGAAGCTACAGCGTATGCGTCCGAGCGCACTTGGAGTGTACTGCATGGCCATTTCCTTCTGTTCCGACGTGCTCAACGACGGCGTGATGAGCGAGGACGACGTGATCTACCAGCTCAACGCGACCGAAGAGGACATCGAAGCGCTGATCAAGGTCGGCATGTTCGAACGTTCGGACGACGGCTCCTACCGCATCCACGATTATCTTTCCCATCAGTCCAGCCGCGAACAGGTGGAGACGAGGGCGGAGGGTGCTCGCAACCGCAAGCGCAAGCAGCGTTCCGAAGCCGATGTCACACCCGAGTCACGCGGGGACGAAACGAATGTCACAAGCATGTCACGCCGTGACAATTCGAATGTCACGCCAGAGTCACGCGGGGACTCTTTAACCAAGAACCAAGAACCAATAACCAATAACCAAAAGAATTCTTCTAACGAAGAATTCTCTCTCCCCCAAACCCCCTCGCAAGCCGAGGGGGCCGCAGAGAGCGCCGACGAGGATTATCCCATCGAGTTCGAGCAGTTCTGGCAGACCTATCCACGCAAGACCGGCAAACGCAAGGCCTTCGAGGCTTGGCGGAAGGCGCGGAGGAAAACCAACAACACGTTCCTGATCGCCAAGGCGTCGAGGTACGCCGCCGACCCGAACCGGGAACCCGGCTACACGCTCACCCCGGCGAACTGGCTGGACGGCGAACACTGGGACGATGACCCGCTGCCGGCCAAACCCGAGCCGACCGCACGCCCCTCGCCATCGGCGTGGAACCGTTCGCAGGCCAACCAGGACGCGAACGCGGCACTGATAGCCCACTACGCGGCCGAGGAAGCCGCCGAAAACCAATCACGGGAAGGAGTACTGACATGCTGACGCTCAAGGAAAGCACGCTCGTGCTGGCGAAGATTCGCGTCCACCACGGCAACGCGGCCATCACCGACTTGGAGGCTCGCACGTTCCACGAGGAGCTTCGCGCGGACATGACGCTGGGAGAGGCGTTGGAGGCGGTGAAGCGCTTCTACGCGGACAACAGCACGGGTTGCTGGTGCGGTTCCGGCGATGTGAACGCCATCGTGCGCAGGATGCGCAACGAGTCGAAGCCCTCTGAGGCGCAGATAGCGCGCGAATGCGAGGCGCGGGGCCTATCCGCGGACGAGGCGTGGATGTACCGCCGCCAGCGGATGCTCGGCAACGGCCCGGAGCAGGCGCAGCAGCAGGCGTTGACCATGCGCAACCCACTCGAACTGCCCGCCGCGCAGCCGAAGTCACGTTCCACGGCCAGACGGTTCGCAGGTGCCCAGAAGCTGGGTGCTGCCTCACTCGGCTCGATTCTGAGGGGCGCGTGATGGCCGAAAAGTTCCCGACCCCGCAGGAGCGTGCGATGGCGTGGCTGTTGGAGGCCACGGAGATTGGCGGCATGAGCCGGCCGGAGACCGCGCTATACGCCTATCAGGCCGGTTTCACGGCGGCGCTCGACTTGTGCATCGAAATCGAAACACGACTCAACAAGGAGGAAACCGATGACCATGCTGCTTGATGGTCGATTGCGTGATCTCGCGACGCAGACCCACCTGCTCGAGACGAAGGTGAGCTCTCTTGGCTGGATGGCCGGCGCCGGCGCGCAGACGTTGAAATCAATGACCCGCGCCCAGGCGCATCTCATGCTCGCCGAATGCGATCTGCTGGACGCAATCGAAAACAACGAAAAGAAGGAGAAAAACAATGAGTGATTACAAGCAGCGGATGATCCGCGAACATCGAGAATTGCAGGAGCGTATCAGCAAGCTGGCGCACATGCTTGAGGGCTACGCGGAGGGCACGTTGGACTTCACGCCCGCGTGCTCCTTCCAGCTCCTTGAAAGCCAATTGTACGCGATGGGGACATACGCGAACATCTTACAGGAGCGTGCGCGTATCGAACAGGTGGATTTGAACGCGCCTCTTGAGGGAGGTGAGTCTGGTGAGGTTTCACAGGATTAGCCCGTGTCCTCGTTGTGGGGGCAAGGTCAAGGCGAAATGGGAGCGGGACGAAGTACGGGGTTGGTCTAAATACACGTTCTTCCTTGCGATGTTCCGCTGCACTGTCTGCGGGTTCTCCTTCGAGGGAGGTTGTTCACGTAAGCCAGCCCCATATGCGTTGCAATACAACATCGCCGCATGGAACCGCATCTGCAACGGGGATAAATGCTTCACATTGACCTACAAGAGTCTGGGAGGCAGACGATGAAGGCGACGGACGTGGAGATCGAACGACGGTGCGGCATGGTCACAGGTGCCTCCTGCGGGAATGTGACCCTGAGCTGGATTCCCGGAGACGGCCGAAACGGCACCCGCTCATGGGTGCTGGCCACTCATGCTGGCGACAGCATCCGCCGCATCCGGTTGAGCAGGAACGAGCTCGGCGACCTGGAGGACATCCTCCAATCGATCACGAACGAGAAGAAGGAACTGCGAGGTGGACGATGAGCACTCTGGATATTTTGGGCAACACGAGTGAGCAGGCGGATTCGATACGTTTGATGCTCAAAGTGCGGGGCATGAAGGACGGTCGTTTCATCGACGCCGACCCGCTCATTATCCTCAAGGCCGACAACCATCAAGGCTCCGACAGGTGGGACGTGTATGTCAGCAAGACGGTGTATCCGACCGCCGAATCGTGTGGCACGCTCGCCGGCGTGCCGAGGATGCTCGCCGACGACGTGGAAGTGTTGCACGGCGATAGCTCATCGGTGGACATCAAGCGTTGGGACTCGCGGCGCAACGTGTTCTTCGATGAGACGCGGCGGGCCTGCGCCGAATGCGTCCGACGTCGGAACGGATACCAATCCCGACGTGCCAAAGCCCGACGTGTTGCGGCCCGCGTCCTGCTTAACAAATGGCTTGACAAACAAATGGAGGTGGACGATGAGTTGGCTTGATGACCTCTACCGGATAGTCGGCAAAGGCGACGTGCGGGACTCCGATTTCATTCTCAACGGCGAAAGCTTTTACTGCCCCCAATGTGGCAGACACCTGAAGGCTGCTACAGGAACCGTGAAAGGCTCCGAGGAGAAACGCTATCGGTTCAAGTGCGTTGACCGAATGCATTACCGCACCAAATGGCATGAGTCGTATCAGGCCGCGTTGATGGAAATGATCGAGACTTTCGAGAAAGGGGAAAACGCATGAACGAGATTCAGCTTACAGACCATTTGGCCGCGCGAATCGGCGCGGAAGGCACCTGCGGCCATTATCAAGCCAAAATCTGCGAAGACGGCGACTTCAGAGAGTTCCTGTACGCCATGAGCCTCAAACGTCTCAAGCGCAAATGCGAGAAGTATGCGAAGCGTGAACGCAAGGCCATCGCATATGTCGCCACGCTCAAGGAGGAATCATGAGCGTAAGCAGTCTCAAACGCGAGGAAATACTCAAATGGCATCGGAGCAAAGCGGCCACGCCCGAATACACGGCGAAACTGCTCGGCGTGCCATTGGATGAGGTGCTGTACATCATCGCCCATCCTGAAACGCCCGCACCCCACAAGGATGATTTCACGCCCGAATTCATCGAACCATTGATTTGAATTCAGCGCAAAAACACTGAATTCAGCGTAAAAAAACGAAACCCTCCACCGAAAAGATGGAGAGCACGTTCACCAAGCACCATGATAGCCGGAACGTGGAGGGTTTCAAACAATGTTCATCCAAACCGAACCATGCCAATACTGCGGCAACCAGCAGGTCGAGGCACCGTGGACGCTCTGCCGGAACTGCCGCCGCCAGTACGCGAAAACACTCCACCGGCTCCGCCATGACATGATGCTCCTGCAACAGGTGTCCCGTCACGCCTACAAGCTCGGAGAACCCGGAGCGGGCGGCAAACCGCAAGGAGGCGCGGCGCCCGCGCCCATCAACCTCCACGCGCAGGACATGCTCGACCAGACCGAGGACGGCTTGCAGGACATGTGGAACGAAACCGGCGTGGAAAGCCGTCCGAGATGGCAGACCCTGCTCAGGGACTCGCCACGACGACTGCCCGACCTATGCCGCGCCAGCCGTTCGGGACATTGGCTGACATGGCTCATCCACACCTGCGAGCGCATCGAACCGCTCATCGACCGCAGGCCACGCACGCGCCGGATAATCGGCTTCTGCCCCGAATGCGGACGCGAGGTCATGGCCGCGAAGGGCGAATCGCTGCTGCTATGCAAATGCGGCAACCCCATCAACGTGGCCGAGCTGCGCGAGCAGAGCCGAGACAAGGCCGAGGCAATCCACCTGACCAAGACCCCTGCGGGCATGAGCCAGTGGCTCAAGGACAACTACGGGTACGAGGTCAGCCGCAAGCAGATCAGCAACTGGCTCAACCGCGGCAAGCTGCCCAGCAGCAAGCCGGTCGATGACGGCTACTGGGAGTTCAACATACGGGAGATTCTGGCGTTGGCGATGGGTTCCAGCGGCCGCCCGGCTTGACATAGTGTAGCCTGTGAGATACAATAAGGGTATGGAAATCAAGCAAACCGCCGAATACCGCAAGTGGTTCAAGAAACTCAGGAACCGCGAGGCGAAAGCCGCCATCCAAGCCCGGCTCGACGCCTGCAAGCTCGCCGGCAGGCCGTTCGGCGACATCAAACCCGTGGGAGGCCCGGTCAGCGAGATGCGGTTCCACATCGGAGCCGGATACCGCGTCTACTTCACCACGCGCGGCAACGTGCTCATGCTGCTGCTCGCAGGCGGCGACAAAAGCACCCAGCAGACCGACATCAAACAAGCCCACGCCATACTCGACGACTACAAGGAGCAGCAATGAGCACCGAAATCACCGACTACGACACCAGCGAATACCTCGAAAACGAACAGGACATCATCGCCTACCTCAACGCCATAGCCGAATACGACGACCCCGCACTCATGCAGGCCGCACTCGGCAACGTCGCCAAGGCTCGAGGCATGACCCAGATCGCCAAGGACGCGGGCGTGGGGCGCGAAAGCCTCTACAAAAGCCTCAGCAAGGACGGAAACCCCAGCTTCCAGACCATCGCCAAGGTAATCCACGCCCTCGGCGGACGCCTCACCATCCAAGCCGCCTGAAAAAACAAAACACAGACAGGAGTAGGGTGAATCCACCCCGTGGTATACTCCGTATCAGGATTACTGTGAAAGCCTCTGAATCAACCGGTTCAGGGGCTTTACTCATATCCTCCGTATCTCATGGGCTGAGAGTACTCCGCCGGCAGCGTCCAAAGCGCCGGTGCCAGTCAGCCCGCCACGGCTTGCGTACGGTAGAGGACTAACCGGTCACGCTGGGATAGCGTGACATCCAGTAAACACTGCCACTGGATCGCGAATTCGAATCTCGCCCAAGCCACCAAACACACAGGATGGGAACATGAGCAACAAGGCAGGCTCAGGCCGATACCAAAATGGAGCAGCCCGCCGCAAATGCAAGGCCAGACACATCGCAGCCGAAGGACCAATACCGATCTGCCCGCTGTGCGGCAAACCCATAGACCTCACGCTCAAAACACCACACCCACTCAGCTGCGAACTCGATGAGATCATCCCATACAGCCGAGGCGGATCACCAACCAGCTATGACAACACACAACTCACACACAGAATCTGCAATCAAAGAAAAAGCAACAAAATAATCGCCAACACCACAGGCCACCAAAACACAAAAAAACAACCACAAAACACCATCCCAATCAGCCGCCAATGGTAACCGGGGGCCATACCCTCCCCCTCCCATGCAAGGCTCCCCACAGGTCCTAGCGCCGCCGTCCCCCCGCAATCCGCGTGGAGTATCGTACGTTTGGCCGTTGGGGTGCCTGCGAGCGCCCGTGCGAGCCGTTTCGGAGCTGGTTTGACACTTTTGCCTCGCTTGTTTTCGAGGCTGTTACGTTTGATTCTCCGCAGTTTTGATATGTCACGAAATTATGGTTGCAACCCATTGGAATATATGCTATAGTTATAGCTATGGTCAACCAATGTAGGAATTGCGGCCATTTCTTTCAATCCACACCGAACCCTAGGCGTCCGAGACTGTTTTGCTCGGACAGATGCCGCAAGGCGTGGAGCCGCAAACATCAATTACCCGAAGAGCTCAAGTCGCTGCCCCGTTGGGTGCGCGCCGTCGGTAAGCGTCCGATCCAGTGTGATGGGTCGCCGGCCAGTTCGACCGACCCCGATACCTGGGCATCATATTCGGAGGTCATGCGTTCCAAAGCCGGCGACGGCTACGGTATCATGCTCGGCGATGGGCTCGCGTGCTGGGATTTCGACCATGTTGATTTGACCAGTCCGCCCGCGCAGGCGGTGGAACTGTTGTCCGAAGCGATCTATGCGGAGGTTTCGACCAGTGGACATGGTTTGCATGTGTTCGTCCGTTCGTCGGAGCCGAGTTTCCGGCGTGACGGCGTCGAGTTTTATTCGCATTCGCGGTTCATCCGCATGACGGGGAGGAGGTGGCCGAAGTGACCACGGTTATCCGCAATCAGGGCACGAGTCTCGCGGTGCGTGAGAAGCTCGCCGCCGAAGGCAAGCCCGTGCTGCTGGCGTTTTCGTGCGGCAAGGACTCTATCGCCGCGTGGCTGGCTATGCGGGACATGGGCATCGAGGTTATCCCCGCGTACCTCTACTATGTGCCCGGTTTGAGGTTCGTGGACGAGGAGCTGGACTGTTTCGAGCAGAAGTTCCAGACCCGGATCAAGCGCTATCCGCATCCGTCGCTGTACCGGTGGCTGAACAATGCGGTGTTTCAGGCTCCCGAACGGTTGAGGTTTATCGAGGCGGCGCGTTTGCCGGAGCCGTCGTATGAGCAGATGTGGGATTTCATTCGCGCCGACATCGGCTTGGATAAGAACACGTGGTGTGCTGATGGCGTGCGTGCGGCCGATTCGATTCAGCGTCGCGGCGCGTTCGTGCAGTACGGGTACTGGCGGCGCAACCTCAAGAAGGTCAGTCCTATCGGTGATTGGCTCAAGGGCGAGGTATTGGACTGCATTCGCGGGCATCATATCGAGCTGCCGTGTGATTATGCGTGGTTCGGTCGTTCGTTCGATGGCATCGACAAGCGTTTCACCAAGGTTCTCAAGGACAAGGCACCGGACGATTACGCGACGCTGCTTGAATGGTTCCCCTTGTTGGAGGTGGATCATGTCAGGTGATTTCCGATTCGACTTTTCCAAGAAGTCCAAGGGCAAGAAGGCTGTGAAGCCGGTGCCGGAAAATCTGGACGAGAACGCGAAGGAGTACCGGGAGCGCGCCCGTGCGGAGCGCAAGCGTTTCGTGGATGCGACCGACACCGAGTTCTGGCTGTGCCTGTGTTTCCCCTCCCCCGCCGAGATGGCGCGGTGGCGTGAACGGTTTGGCTTCGGCGAAAACCACCGGATCTATGCGTACCGTGATATCGAGAAGCTACTCGCCCCGTACAAGCCGGCCAAGTCGTCCGCCGTGGCGTTCGGTGCCGGCGTCGGCTTCGGTGGTGGTCTCGGGTTCGCGGAGAAGACGCCTGACCCGCTCGCCGATGTCAAGTACTCCGATGATCTGGAGAAGGATTGTCTCGCCGAGTTCGCCGCCCTGCACAGGGCGCTGGTTTCGGCTTGCAGTCCCAGGAAGCTCGTGGAGCCGACCGATTCCGAATACTGGTTCGCCATCGCGTTCCCGTTGCGAGACGACAAGGATTCTTTCCTTGCCGAGTATGGTCTTCGCAAACTCGGAGATAAATACCTCAATGGTATGGCCGTAGCTCGGAAGCTGGGAGGTGAGTTATGAGGCGAGTCCGTTATGCGAGCACCAACGATATCCGCTATACGGGGTATGGGCGTCGCTCTTCCGGTTCATCCGGTGGCGGTGTGTCCGCCCTGCGTGTGAGTGCGTCCCGTTCCGCGTCGCGATCGAGCGGATCGTGAACCGGTAAACAATATTTTTTTCGTTCAAGCCGTCCCTATGTGGCGGCTTTTTCATTGGGAGGTTCTCATGCGACGCGGCTCTTCTTCGGCTTCCCGCTCGTCCAGCAGCGGGAGCGGCGGCAACTCATCCCGCTCACGCTCGAAGGGCTCAACGCTTTCCGGCGTCGGCTTCTCGAAAGAGCGAATATCCCAATACCGCAAACAGGGCTTATCCGACGAACGTATATCGAAGCTATGGCAGGATACCCTCAAGATGCGCGCGTTGATGAAGAAACGCAAGGAACAGGGAGTCAACGATCTTGAAGCCGGCGTTTCTCAGTCATGGAAGAACGCCCAGGCACGCCGAGACCGGGCGTTCGACAAGCGGTTCAACGACGAATGGAACAGATACCGCAGTGCAGGCTGGAAACGGTAGATCCCGATTTTTCCTGTCCACATCGTTACTGGAAAGGAGGTGGATCGTGCGTAACCTGTTCCAGCGCGCCGGCAATGCGGTGCGTAATGTGGCCGGTCGTATCCGCAGCGCTTTTTCTCGCGGCGGCTCGCGTTCCTCAGGCTCCTGATTTTCCCGATGGAGGTGGTTGTCATGCGTCCGAGATACGTGCAGGGCGAGTTTGATTTCTCTCGTGCCGCCGGTTCCGCTCGCGCGAGTCGCTCCAGCGGCTCCTAGACATTGATTCGAGGTGATCCAGTTGGCCAAGACCGCGACAGTACAGCCCAACCTGCCTGACGGCATCGAGTGGCCGGAGGCGACCGTGCGATGGTGGGAGCATTTGGCTTCCACTCCAGGCGCGGACTCGTGGACGGAGGCCGACTGGGACAACCTCATGAACGCCGCCCTGATCCACGCGGATATCTGGGGTTCCGGCAATTTCGCCAGCGTGCCCATACTGAACAAGCTGTTGCAGGATTACGGGATCACGCCCGCCGCACGCAGCCAGATCATGCCGGCGGAAGTCCAGAAGCAGGAGCGGCATACGCCGCTTGACGAGATAGCCGAACGACGGAAGCTGAGGGTGATCGAGGGTGGCAAGACGAAGAGGCGTACAGGAACCTAGCTTCGCTCTGGTTCCCAAGCACGTGCAGTCCGAGGGAGGAGAGGCGTGCGCGCTCGCTGCCGGCTACGATATGAAGCCGGACAAGTGGCAGCGCATCGTGCTTGAGGGGTGGCTCGCCACGGATTCGAAGCTGCAATGGGCGGCGTCGGATTGCGGGTGCGCGGTGCCGCGTCAGAACGGCAAGAACGCGATTCTCGAGTTCACGGAGCTGTACCTTGCCGCGATCCTCGGCATGAAGATTCTGCATACGGCGCATGAGGTGAAGACCTGCCGCAAGCATTTCCTGCGTATGAAATACTACTTCGAGAACGCGCGCAAGTTCCCCGAACTGGCGGAGTTGGTCACCTATATCCGGGCCACGAACGGTCAGGAGGCCATCGTGTTGAAGAACGGTGGCAGCATTGAGTTCATCGCCCGTTCGAAGAGTTCGGGCCGTGGCTTCACGGTGGACGTGCTGGTGTGCGACGAGGCGCAGGAGCTGACCGACGAGCAGATGGAGGCCATACAGCCCGCCATCTCGTCGGCACCCTCGGGCAATCCGTTGACCATCTACACGGGCACGCCGACCCCGCCGACTTCGCCGGGCACGGTGTTCGCGCGCATGCGCCGCAACGCGCATCGCGACAAGCCGCCGAAGAACCTGTGCTGGTTCGAATGGGCGGCGACCGAGATCGGCGACGTGCACGACCAGCAACGCTGGTACCGGTACAATCCATCGCTCGGCACCCGCCTGTTGAAAAGCGTGGTCGTTTCCGAGTCGGAGAAGATGACGCCGGACGGTTTCGCCCGCGAACGTCTCGGCTGGTGGAACGATCAGGCCGGCGCGCTGTCCGATATCGATGTTGACGAGTGGGCCAAGTGCAAGACCGACAAGCCCTGCATGGATGGCTACAACTCGTATGCGGTCAAGTTCAGCGCGGACGGCGCGAACGTCACCCTCGTGGCGTGCGTGCGCCCGCCCCGCAAGTCGAGTGAATTGCCGCACGTGGAGGTCATCGCCTCGCGCAGCATGCGCGGCGGCACCGGCTGGCTGGCCGACTGGCTGACCGCCGAAAAGAACGGTGCGGAACGATGGCGCAACGCCATCGGCATCATCATCGACGGGCGCGTGGGAGCCCCCACCCTGGTCAACAGCCTCATCGACAAGGGCGTGTCGAAAAGAGTGATCGTGGTGCCGCGCCCTTCCGACGTGGCGGACGCTTGTTCGATGCTCGAACAGGCCGTGAACGACCATGGGCTTACCCATTTCGGCCAGCCTCTGCTTGACGAGGCGGTGGGTCATGCGAAGCACAGGAAAATCGGCGACGGGTTCGGCTACGAGCCGTCCATGGAGAACATCGACGTGAGTCCCGTGGAAGCGGTGGCTCTCGCGTATTGGAACGTCAAGACTTCCAAACGTCATCCGGGAAGAAGAGCGAAGGCGGTGGCATTCTGATGCAGATTCCCAGTCTTGAAAACGTGCAGGTCGATAATCTGCCCGACGAGTGCCGAGAACCGTGGGATTTGATGATACGTCAATGGTCCCAGAAGCTCGAACGTAACCTTTTGCGCACCAAATACTACGACGGGCGCAACGCGCTTAAGAATCTGTCCATCGCCGTGCCGGACAGCATGGCGGGGATAAGCGAGGTCGTGGGCTGGCCGCAGAAGTCGGTGGACGCTTTGGCCGACCGCATCGTGTTCGATGGTTTCGTCGGAGTCGGCGACGACAGCCGCGATCCGTTGGGTTTGGATTCGATTCTTTCAGACAACGACTTCGACGTGGAATTACCGCAGGCCATCCGCAGCGCGCTCACCCATTCATGCTCGTTCCTGAACGTGCGCAGCGCGGAACCGGAAGACGGCCTGCGTTCCAAGGTGTCCGTGTCGTTCCGTAGCGCGCTCTATGAGACCGGCCTGTGGGATTACGCCCGTCGCGGCCTGTCGGCGGCGTTGTCGATAACCGATATCGACCGCTCACAGTACGCGCAGGCGAACACCATCGTGCCTTCCGAACTCATGCTCTACATGCCCGGCTACACGATTCGTATACGCCGCACGCAATCAGGCCGCTATCATGCGGACGCTCCCCGGAACACGTACATGGATCATGTGCCCGTTTACCTGATCCCCTACCATCAGGACCTGAACCGCCCCTTTGGCCGCTCGCGCATCAGCCGCGAGGTCATGAGCATCACCGACACGGCGGTGCGCACCATGCTGCGCATGGAGGTAAGCGCCGAATTCTATTCGAGCCCGCAACGCTACCTCATCGGCGCGGACGAGCCGCCCGAGGACAAGAACGGCAAGAAGCTGACCGGCTGGGAAGCCACCATCTCGAAGATGCTCAACATCAGCCTCAACGAGGACGGCCAGGCACCCGCCATCGGCCAGTTCACGCAGATGACCATGCAGCCGCACACCGACATGCTTCGCGCCCTCGCGGCACGCATGAGCGGCGCGACCGGCGTGCCGCTCAGCCAGTTCGGCGTCATGACGGATTCCGGCCCTTCCTCGTCCGACGCGATCATGGCGGCGGAAAGCGAACTTGTCATCGAGGCGAAGAACGCCTGCCGCGCCATCGGCGTGCAGCTACGCAAGGCCGCGAGGGACATCGCCATCCTCAACGGCACCAGCGAGGACAGCGACGAGCTCGACCGCTTGCAGGTCAACTGGCGTGACCCCGAACGCCCATCGCAGGCCGCGCTCTCCGATGCCATCGTGAAGCAGGTGACGGCCATTCCATGGCTCGCCAACTCCGACGTGGTGTTGGAGAAGCTCGGCTACACGGATTCCGATATCACACGCCTGTTGGTCGACAAGCGCAAGGCCGAGACCCGCAGCGTGCTTGACTCCCTCGTGAACGGAGGCAACAAGGATGACGGACAACCGGCAACTGGACCAGCTGCAAGCCAGCCAAGCCAGAGCGGTGGAACTGGCGCGCCGCGATCTGGCGAAACTGTGGGGGACGCTGCAACAGCTCAGTCCTGAATGGCAACGTGACATGCTACTCGACTACGTGCCGCAACTGGTCGCCAAATACGGCGACCTCGCGGCACAGGCCGCCTACGAATGGTATATGCGCGTCCGTGGCGAATCGGTGCCCGAATCATGGGAGTACGACCTGTCCGACTCGTTTCCCGGCGACGGCATCGACAAGACGATACGCTGGCAGGCCGGCCACCTGTGGACCGACCCGCAGACCATGCAGGCGTATCTTGTCGGCGCGATGCAACGCTGGGTCATGTATTCGGGGCGCGAAACCATCGCACGCCTGTGCGAGCACGACCCGTCCGAACCCCGGTACGCGCGCGTGCCGAGAGGCGCGAAGACGTGCGCGTTCTGCACGATGCTCTGCTCGCGCGGCTGGGTGTACCGCAGCGAGAAGACCGCGAAATACGTCAAAGGCTCGTTCAGACTGTTCCACGACGACTGCGACTGCCAGATCGTGCCCGAATGGGACAGGGACCAAGCTCACATCGAGGGTTATGACCCTGACCGCATGTACTCGGAATACATGCACGCCCGCAGCCTCATCGAGAACGGCGGCCTGGACGACGACACCTATCGGATGATAAAGGCCACCACAAAAGGCAATCCCGACAATCCCAACGACCCGAACACGCTTGTCTACCTGATGCGCCGGCTTTACCCAGACCGATACAAGGACGGGTATGGAGTACCCAGACCGTCCCGTTCGCACTGAATTTTCCCCAACCACCCGCACGGGTGGTTTTTTATGCCCGAAACGGGCCCGAACCACAGGAGGAACCATGACCGAAGAGGCCAACGGTAACCAGCAGGCGGCATCGACCGAGAACGGAGCGAAGCCGCCCGAAATCGACTACGAGGCCAAATACAAGGAGGCCATCGCCCATTCCCGCGAATGGGAGAAACGCGCCAAGGACAACAAAGCCGCCGCCGACGAGCTGCAACAGCTCAAGGAGGCCCAACTGTCCGAAGCCGAAAAGACCGCCAAACGCATCAAGGAACTCGAAGCCGCCAACGCCGCCTACGAGGCGGAGAAACAGCAGAACGAATGGAAGACGCAGGTTTCCAAGGAAACCGGCGTGCCCATCGGACTGTTGCACGGCTCCACGCTCGAAGAGATGCAGGCCAACGGCAAGGCGCTCGCCGACTACATCACCGAGAAGACCAAGCCGAACGTGCACGCCTCCTCCGAATCCAACCAGCCGCCAGCACCTTCCGGCGCTTCCGGCGATTGGCTGCGTGACCAGTACCTCCAAACCAAATAAAAACTCATCCCGATTAGAAAGGAACCATGATGGCTTCCAATGTGAACTCCATCATCGCCAGCGGCGATCTCGGCGGCGGACTCATCCCCACCGAATACGCCACCCAGATCATCCAGGACGCCCCGAAGTCCTCGGTGTCTCTGACCCGCATGCGCCAGATCCGCATGAGCACCCGCACCCGCACCCAGCCGGTCCTCGACTCCAAGCCGATCGCCTACTGGGTCGGCGGCGACACGGGCCTCAAGCAGACCACCAAGCAGGCGTGGAGCGGGCTGAGCATCACCGCCGAGGAGATGGCCGCCATCGTGCCGATCCCCGAGGCTGTGATCGCGGACTCCGGCATCCCCCTGTGGAACGAGGTGCAGCCGCGACTGGCGGCCGCGCTCGGCTACAAGCTGGATCAGGCCACCCTGTTCGGCGTGGACAAACCGTCCAGCTTCCCCGACGGCATCATCCCGCAGGCCATCGCGGCGCATAACACGCTCACCCAGGGCAAGGACCTCGCCAAGGACGTGGCCACCATGGGCCAGAAGCTCGCCGAACAGGGGTTCGCCATGAACGGCTTCGCCAGCAAGCCGGGCCTCAACTGGGAGCTTATCGGCTTGCGTAACGCCAACGGCAGCCCGATCTACGTGCCCTCGCTCGCCTCCGGTGCGCCGTCCACCCTGTACGGTTTCGGCCTCAACGAGGTCGACAACGGCGCATGGGATACCACCAAGGCCGTGCTGCTCGGTGCCGACTGGTCGAACTTCGTGGTAGGCATCCGTCAGGACATCACCTACAAGCTGCTTGACCAGGCGGTTATCACGGACGACGACGGCAAGGTGATTCTGAATCTCGCCCAGCAGGATTGTGTGGCCATGCGAGTCGTGTTCCGCGTGGGCTTCCAGATCGCCAACCCGATCAACGACGTGCAGCCGGACAAGGCCAAGCGCTTCCCGGCCTACGTCATCGCGCCGGCCTCCGCCGTAGCGGCGTAGGCCACCGGAAAGTGATGGCCATGGGACTGAAGCTGCCGGCCGCAGCACGCGGCTACGGCATCATCGCATCCCGACATTAAGGAGGCCGCCATGTTCGACGACACGGGAGAAAACCCATTTGCCACGCATTTGGAATTGGCCAAACGCTGGAAGCAGATGCCGGATGACCCCGATTATGTGGATCAGCGGCTGGCCGATGCTTCGCAGTTCCTCCGCGAACAATGCCCGGGTTGGCGGAACATATCGCGGGCGACGCTTGAACGCATCGCCTGCGAGCTCGCCAAGGATGCGATCTCGTCCGACATACAGACCGAGGGCGCGGGGTTCGACACCACCGGTGCCAGCAATCTCAGCCTCACGGCGGGGAATTTCACCCAATCCATGACATTCGCGAACCCTCGCGGCGAATTCTACTTGTCCAAGGGGCAGAAGAAGGCGCTCAGGCTCACCGGTCAACGCTTCTACAGCATCGACCTGTCAAACGGGGAGGCGTCATGAGGGGCGAGACCGTGAAAGTGGTGCGATACACGCCGACCGGCGAGACCGACCCCGGCGGCTCGCCAGTCACGAAGGTCGATATCGAGTCGGTGGACAACGTGCTCGTCTCACCAGGCGCGATGAGCAACGCCACCGACTCGATTCGACCTGACGGCGTGACCGTTGCATTCACCTGCCTCTTCCCCCGCAGCTACGCATACCGGAGTCTGCGCGGGGCGAGTGTGCGCATCAATTCACATGACTACGAGGTGATCGGAGACCCGAGGCCATTGGGCGGCGGCATGAAGCCGACTGCATGGAATCTCACGGTCGAAGTCACCGACGCGGAGGGATAGTGCATGAAACGGGTGAAACTGCATTATTCGGCATTCCAGGCGTACAGGCGCAACGAGGGCGCTCGCGCCGCCTTGTCGGAGGCACAGAAGATCGCGGCCCGCGCCAACTCCATGGCCGCGCCGACTCACGCGGGGCAGCCGTCGTACACGGCGGAGGGCCCGCGGGCGAACGAGAAGGGCGCGACGGTGCTCGTGCATACGGATAATCTCGCCGCGCGCATCGATAACGCCGTGCGCGACACGCTCGCCAAGGCGTTGGGAGGCGGCTGATGAACGCGGAGAAGCTGGTCATGGACTGGCTCAACGCGGCACCCGAACTCAAGGATTATCCCGCGAGCTTCGAGGTGCCTGCCAAATCGAGCGCCACGAACCGTATCCCGTTCGTCACTGTGGAACGCACGGGAGGTCCGGAAGGCCGGTTCGTGTCGAGACCATTGATCGCTGTGCAGGTGTGGGCCGCTTCACGCTGGGAGGCTTCGGACGTGGCACAGCGTCTCGTGCTGCCACGGTTGAAACGCATCGTTGAACTGCCCGAGGTGGCCGATTGGGACATCACCGGCCTGACCGACTTCCCCATGCCGGACGGACGGCCACGCTACCAGATACTCATCCAGCTCACCGTCAAGACCGACGAATGAGCATCATTTCCAGAAAGGGCCTAATCATGGCTAATGAAACAACAACGAAGAACGATTCCACAAACGTGTCGTTCGGCAAGTTCAAGGTCGGCGGCTACGCGTACGTGGCACCCGTCGGCACCGCATTGCCCACCGATTCGGAAAGCGAGCTCGACCCCGCTTTCCAGCTCATCGGCTACCTTAGCGAGGACGGCATCACGAACACGACCGACACCGACACCGCCGAAGTCAAGGACGCGAACGGTACGACCGTGATGAAAGTCGTCTCCAGCTATGCCGAAAGCTACCAGTTCGTGCTCATCGAGTTCCTGCGCAAGGCAGCGGCGCAGATGCGCTACGGCAACGACGCGGTGGCCGGCAAGGACAAGAGCATGGTCATCAAGCATCAGATGCCCGACGATACACCGGTCTCGCTCGTGTTCGAGATCGTTGCAACCGGCAACGTGAAGGACCGTGCCGTCATCGGTTCCGCAACCCGTTCCGAATTCGGCGACCGCCAGATGCATTCGAGCGACGTGCTCGGCTATGACATCACTGTGGCCGCGAACGACATGGGCGATGGTGTCACCTCCATCGAATATATCGGCATCCCAAAAGGCCAGAGTCTCTGACCGTGACCGCAACGGCTCGACTAGCCAACGCTTCCCCTCGCGGATTCCTTTCTTCTCTCCTTGCCGCGAGGGGAACCCTTTTTTAACCGTCAAGGAGAGAACCGCTTTTTTATCAAGGAGAATCAGAATGTCACGCAACCGAAGCCACCGTAATACAAACGCCAACCAGATTGCCAGCCATCCACAGGACCACAAGCAGTCCAAGAATACGGTTCGACGTGTCAACGTCCGTGGAATCGATATCGGTATCGACCCGAAGGTTTTGGACGATTGGGAGTTCATGGAATCGCTCTACGACCTTCAAGCCGACCCGAAGGGCAACGCCTTGCAAATCATCCCGTTCCTACGCCGACTTCTCGGCGACTCATACGGCAAGGTCAAGAACGGATTACGAGGCGCTGACGGGCGCATCGACGGCGAAACCATGGGCACCTTCCTGACCGAGCTGTTCGAGGAGCTAGGCAAGGCTTTCCCAAACTCATGACGCTCGTGCTCCTTCTCCACCGCTGCCCCGACCAGTTGGCGGCGGACATGAGAAGAGAGTACGGGCTTGCCGTCCGAGACCTTCCGCCCATGCAGGCCGCGCTGCTGGCCGTGAATCTGCCGGATGGATCGCGTGTCTGGCAAGAACTGAACACGGCGCGCGCGTGGACGTTCGACCAGTATCTCGCCGTGCTGCGCATCGAACAGATGAACCTGTGGATGTGGGGCAACGAGGACCCGAAGAAACGAGGTCCTCGGCCCAATCCGTTGCCGCGTCCAGGCAATCCACTGCCAAAATCATCCCACGAATCCGGCCAGCAGCCCGAAAACCCCGATGGGAATACCGTACGCCGCACGCGCACCATCAAGGCCGTGGGCATGACCGTCGAACAACTCGACCGATTCATGAACCAACGGTTCACGACCGTGAACAGCGTGAGGAACCGACCGCAGACCGGACAACCATAACCGAACAGAGGAAGGCGAAACAATGGCCTATAATCTCGCGACCGCCTACGTGCCCATCGTCCCCTCGATGGATGGCGTCGGCAAGGCCATCGAAAAGGCGTTCGGCGACGCATCCCAGAACGCGGGAAGCAAGGGCGGCGGTCAGGCCGGCAAGGGCTTCGCGTCCGGCCTGCTCGCCAAGGGAGGCATCATCGGCGCGGCTGCGGCGGTCACGACCAAGGCTATGGGCGTCATCTCGAACAGCATCGGCAGCGCGGTCGGCCGCGCCGATCAGATGAACAATTTCCCGAAGGTCATGAAAAACCTCGGCTACAGTTCGCAGGACGCGGCCGCATCCATCAAGAAGATTTCGAACGCCTTGGACGGCCTGCCGACCACAAGTTCGGCAATGACCGGCATGGTGCAGCAGCTCGCCCCACTGACCTCGAACCTCGACGAGGCCACCGACATCGCTTTGGCGTTCAACAACGCCATGCTTGCAGGCGGTGCAAGCACGATGGAGCAGGAGAACGCGCTCACCCAGTACACGCAAATGCTGAGTGCGGGCAAAGTGGACATGCAGGCATGGCGTTCGATTCAGGCCGCCATGCCGGGCCAGCTCAACCAAGTGGCCGAGGCCATGCTGGGCGCAGGGAAGAACTCAAACGACCTGTATGAGGCCATGAAAAACGGGTCGATCAGTTTCGATGATTTCAACAAGAAGGTCATGGAACTGAACCAGAACGGTTTCGGCAAATACGCCTCGTTCGCCCAGCAGGCGAAGGACGCGACTCAGGGCATCGGCACGGCCATGGAGAACGTGAAGAACCGCGTCGCCAAGGCCGTGCAGAAGGTCATCGATGCCGTCGGAGTGGAGAACATCGCCGGCGCGATCAACAGGTTCAGCTCCCAGTTCGGCAAGGTGGGCGACGCGGCCGCCGGCATGGTCACGGACGTGAAGAAGAAGTTCTCCGAAGCGGGCAAGTGGATCACGGGCCTGTACGACAAGCTCGACAAGACCGGCGCGATAACCCGGTTCAAGGACACCATCTCCACGGCGTTCGAATCCGCGCGCAGCCGCGTCACCGAGGCGGTAGACCGCATCGCCGGGTCGTTCAAGGGCCTCGTGCCGGACGGCGCGATAGTCTCCGCCATCGAGGACGTGCTCAAATACGTGGGCACGGTGTTCTCCGACTTCGCGGACTGGGTGGCCGACACCGTCGAATGGTGGAGCAAGTTCATCGCCGCACTGAAAGACACCGGGGCCGTGCAGCAGCTTGCCGGCGCGTTGGGCAGCCTGTTCGACGCTATCGGCGACGTCGCTGACGCCTTCCGTGGTGCCGGCGACATGGCCGAATCAGCGGCCGGCCGCTTCGACTCGGCCAAGGGCTCCGCGGAACTGCTGGGTGCGGTTATCAAGGTCGCGGCCGACCTCGTGCAGAAGATGGCCGACCAGCTCAAACGCGTGGCCGAATGGGTGAAAAAATTCACCGACACTCTCTCCGACAGCGGCGCATTGGACACGTGGATGGACGCGCTCGAACGCATATTCTCCGCGCTCGGCGACGCCCTCGGCTCATTGAAACGGCTCGGCAAGGCGTTGGACGGCGGCAAGAAGTCCGCCGAAGGGGCGGGTGACGGGCTCGACACGGCCGCCGCCGCCGCGAAAGGATTCGCCGCGTACATCGGGGCGGTCGCCAATGTGGTCGAGACCGTCGCCGGAGTGTTGGACGGCATCGCGTCGGCGGCCGGCAAACTCGCCGACGGCATCGACTGGCTCAACGAGAAGTTCCCCATCCTCGGCCAGGTGATCGGCTTCCTGCTCGACCCGATGGGCTCGCTGGCCGACATGGCCGGCAGCCTGTTCAGCTTCTTCTCCGGCGACGCCGGAGCCACCGCCGTCAACGACTTCACGGCCACGTTCGTGGAACCGGTGAAGGCCAAGCTCGACGAAATCGGACAATGGTTCCAATCATTGCCGCAGAAGGCCATGGACGCGGGAAGCCAGTTCCTGACCGGGCTTGGCCAATGGCTCCAGTCGCTGCCCGGACGAATCTGGCAATGGCTGACCGGCGCGATAAGCAGCGTGCAGGCATGGGGCGGACAGATGGGGGCGGGCGCACGCAACGCCGGCAACCAGTTCCTGCAAGGTATCACCGGCACATTGCAGAGCCTGCCCGGACGCATACAAAGCCTGTTCTCCAACGCGGGCTCGTGGCTCCTCTCATCCGGCCGCAGCATCATGGACGGTCTCGCCCAAGGCATCAGGAACGGCATCAGCGCCGCCGTTGACGCCGCATCCAACGCGATGGAGGCCATCTCGAAACTGTTCCCGCACTCCCCGGCGAAGGAAGGCCCGTTCAGCGGCCACGGCTGGACCCTCTACTCCGGCCAAAGCATCATCGACGGTCTGGCCGAGGGTATGCTCCAACGCCGGGCCGGCCTCGTGGACGCCACCCGCGCCGCGATCAGCCCGGCCAGCATGGAACTCATGCATGGCATGGACACGCCACGCCCTAGCGTCGGCACAGGCACCGCGAACGGCACATACCAGAACCAGTCCGGCGAACTACTCGGCGAACTCCTATCGGAGCTGCGCGCACTGCACGCGGATATGCCGCTGATTATGGAGAAGCTTGGCATCGAGGTGGATGGTCGTGAACTCGGAAGGGTGATACGCAATGCGATCGCTTAGTTATGTGTGCGCCTCGACCGGTGAGACGATTCCGCTGGAAGGGCCCGGTATCTGGGCTCAGACGGCGGATGGGCTGCGCGGCCGCGAATGGTCGTACACCCTCGGATACCGGAGTCTGACCGGAGTAAGTCGTACGGCGCGCGAGGCCGAGCTTGACCTAACCTATGTCCGCTGCCCGGAGAAGGTGGACTGGACGCGCCGCCTGTTCGATGCCGACGTTGCCGCAGGAACGCCGGGCATGTTTGATGCTGACGGCTGGACGACTCGCGCCTACGTGGTCAAGGCGGAGCCGCAGACCATCACGCCGGTGATAATCCAGCAGAAGCTCACCGTGGTCATGCTTGACGGCATCTGGCGTAAGGCCGGGGAATCGCAGCACTTCTGGAGCGACGCGCTCACGCCCGGACTGGACCTCGACTATCCGCATGATTATCCGCATGATTATCTGGCGACCACGAGGAACGCGGTGGCCTCGAATCCCATGCCCACTGCCATGCCGTTCCAGATGGTGATATTCGGGCCGGTGTCGAACCCGCAACTCACGTTGGGCGGCAACACGTACGCGCTCGACATGGACATACCCTCGGGCTCCTACGTGACCGTCACCTCGATTGCAGGCCGTCGCACCATCGTCATGACCGCCGAGAACGGCGACGAAACCAACGTGTTCGACAAGGGCCGGCGCGGAACCGGTCTCAACGGGGGCGAATACATCTTCCAGCCGATACCGGCTGGGGGGTCCCTCGTGCCGGTGGGCGGCTTCGGCGTCGATTTGACCGTCTATCAGGAGGAAAGCGAGCCACCATGGTGGAACTGATCGTCACCGATGCGAGCCACGTGGACCAAGCCAGCCTTGAGGGCTTCACGCTCGACGCCGCGTGGGGCGCGGACGAGAACGATTTCGAACTGACCGTGGACCGGCTCATCGATGCCGGTAGCTACGTGTATTTCGACGGCGGCGAGTGCGGTGGCGTCGTGGACTCCCTGAAGGACTCGCTGAAGGACGGCCGCAGCACCCTCACCTACGGCGGTCGCACGTGGCACGGCATGTTGGCGAACAAGATTTTGGAGCCTGATAGGGGCAAGGATTATCTCACCGTGAGCGGCACGGCCAGCACGGTCATCGGCTCGCTCATCAGTCGCGTCGGCCTTGACGGCGTGTTCGACGCGGTGGACTCGCCCACTGCCGGCGCGCAGACCATCAAGCAATACCAGTTCGACCGGTACACGGACTGCTATACGGGTTTGAGGAAGATGTGCGAGGCCAACGGACTGAAACTCAGGCTCGCCTATGCGTCCGGCCGGGTCAACATTTGGGCTGAGCCGGTTGCGCATTACGGCGATTCGATTGACAGTGACCTCATCGATTTCGACGCATCGCGCACGTGGCGCAAGCCGAACCACATGATCGGCTTGGGCAAGGGCGAGTTGAGGAACCGCATCGTCAGCCACTGGTATGCGGACTCGAAAGGCAACGTCACCCAAACCCAGACGTTCAAGGGTTTGGACGAGATTGCCCAAGTGTACGACTATTCGTCGGCCGAGGCGGACGAGTTGGCGAAGAACACGAAGAAGAAACTTCAGGACTTGCAGTCCGAGGGTGAGGTGAAGGTCACCGTGCATGAGGATTCGGGCATCGCGTTCGACGTTGGCGACACCGTGACCGCAAGGGATAATCTCACCGGCATCACCGTCAACGCGACTATCAGCAAGAAAATCGTCAAGGTCTCCGACGGCGTGCTGAGCGTCGATTACGAGGCCGAATAAGGAAGGGAGCCATTATGGCGCGTATCGACAATGCGATTGTCATGCAATGCGACCGGTGCGGCAAGACCGGCTGGTACACGAGCGAGGAAGACCCTGCCGGCATGAAGGACTGGTGGAACACCCGCCGTCTCAACGCGCAGAACGAGTTCGAAAACCATTTGCTCTGCGCGAACTGCTTCGGCGAGTGGACGAACAAAATGAAGGACTTCGACAACGCGATGGACTCGTGGATGCAGAACGGAGGCAAGCAGAATGGCTGAACTCGTCACCGGACATGCGAACAAGGCTCACGCCACCGCCGAACAGGCCGCAGGATTGAACGCCGGAATCCTCGGCTTGGACGATTATGTCCTGAACGTGCACGACAAGTTCAAAATCACGGTAGTCAGCGCGAACAAGGTGACCGTCGGTACGGGCGAGCTGGTCATGCAGGGGCGTCACGTCAGCCAGGGCACGCCCGAGGACCTGATCGTCACCAACGGCAGTCAGGGGCAGAAACGCAACGATCTGATCGTATGCCGGTACACGAAGGGCTCGCAGTCGGTTGAGAGCGCGAAACTGGTGGTGGTCAGGGGCACGCCAACCACGGGCACGCCCACCGACCCAACGTTGAACACCACCAGCCCGTTGGACGGGGGCACCACCTACGACATGGCGCTGTACCGTGTCCCGTTGGACGGCATCACCATCGGGGACCCGGTTCCCCTGTTCAACGTTTTGAAGCCGATGAGCGACGTGTGGGATTCCCTAACCCAAATGCCGTATATTCTGTGCGGAGGCCATACCGTCACCACGAATGATGACGGCACATTCTACATCAACGTCCAATCCCCAAACGGGAAGAAAGCCGATTACGCGGCCTACACGATCGGCCCGTTCGGCACTGGTTTCGACCAGACCGGTGAGTTCACCGCACAACGTTGGGATACCAGCGACACAAACCGGATTCGCTTCCGCTTGTGGAACACCAAAGACAACCGCTGGTGCGGCAGAGTCGCGATATTCGGCAGCTGGGTCGCAATCTGGAACAGGCAATAGCATTCCCTAACCCAGCGTTCCACGACATGGCGAGTACCCTACAGCAGCAACAGCATTACACTGACCCGCGTGGGCGATATCTGCTTCGCCGGCGGCAACGTGAAGTTCAACCAGAGCGGCGAGAACAACTACACGCAGGCGCAGGAGACCATACCCGAGGGGTATCGTCCAGCGGAAAAATCGAACACTCCGATAGCCGTGTTCGGCGGCAACACCACGCTCATCCTTTACGGCGAGCATACGGGCCGTGTGACCATGCTCGGCAACCCGAACAGCGCGTATGCGGGATGCACCGGCGTATGGCGCACCGGCGACCCGATGCCCGCGTAGCTTTCCCTAACCCCGTTGCATCTCTACACGGGGAGCAGCGTGCTCTATGATGCTGGCTCAGGCGGTTATGCGACCCTGTGGACGTTCAGCCAGTTCCGGCAACAGTTCGGCCGTGATTGGGGCGATGACGTTTGCGTTTCCGCCATGAACGGGGATTGGGACGCGAACGGCCGTCAAGTCACCTCGGTGCGTGTCACGAGAAGCGGAAACCGTATCGATGTCATGTTCGACGGCAAGAACACGGCACCTATCCGCGTCAACTGGGCCGTCATGTGGCGCGGGTAGAAAAATTCCTTAACCCGCCTGACCCGCGGCCATGTAGCAGAAGGAAACTACGCCGCCACGGTTGCTCTGAGCGCCACCCTGATTCTCGTAATTGAGTTTCCCGTCCGTGTAGAGGGCGACGTTCGTCTGATTCTGGCCGTCTCGCCCCGACATGGCGGTGATGACGTCTGTCTTCGGCCGCCATTCGACCGGAAGCGTGGCCAGCGTCTCCTTGCCCCATGATGCAGTGACCTTCGACCCGAGGCTGACGGTGAGCATACGCATCACGCCCCAGCGTACGCCGGTGATCTTCTTGTCACCTCCCGGCCCGCCGTTCAGGAATGTTGTCGGCCCTGACTGGGTTAGGGAATCCCGTTCAGGCCACTAGAGCTCGTTCCCAGAGGCGTTGCGCGTCTCTCAAAGCCGTGATATCCGGTTTGAGATAGTACTTTGCGGTGGTTTTGATGTCGCTGTGTCCGAGCATTTTGCTCACGATGGCGATGTCAGCCCCGGCGGCCAGAGTGTTCGTCGCCCACGAGTGGCGCAGGTTGCGTGCGGGCACATGCGGCAGATCATGCCGTTTGCACCAGCTTGCGTATTGGCGTGCGGTTTGCGGCGGGGTGAGGGTGCCGATGAGTCGGCCTCCCTCGCGTGGTTTGATTTCGCGCAGTCGTTTGACGGCGAAGCGTGGCAACGGAAGTGTGCGGCGGGACAGTTCGGTTTTCGGTGGTACGACGGCCTCATGCCCGTTGACCCATTGCAGTCCGCGTTCCACGCGCAGAACACCTGAGCGCAGGTCAATATCCGACCATTCGAGCCCGTACCCCTCTTCGGTGCGCAGGCCGCATGAGACGGCGCAGATAAGCCACGCCTCAAGCGGATGGTCGTAAAAGCCCTGCAACAGCGATCGCTGCTGACGGATGCCCAATATCACCGGCTCGTAATGCGGCTTGGCCGGCAACTGGATATCGCGTCTCGTGATATCCACGTCCAAGAGATTCCAGCGGATAGCCCGCCTCAGTATCGCGCGTAGTACGGCCCATGCCTTGCGCGCCGCGCCCGAACTGGCGAAACCGGCGAGCCACTTGTCCACAAGCTCCACGCTGATCGCGTCCATCTGCATTCCGCCGAATGCGGAACTGATATGCAGCCGCCAAGCGCTCTCGTACCCCACGCGCGTGCTTTCACGCAGATTCCGCGTGCAATACGGCCAAAACCGGCCGTTCCAAAACTCTCGTAACAGCATTTTCAACCTCCGAAAACCCACACGTCGCACGGCCAATCCGCGCGGGTGAAACGTGTGGGTTTTCCCACCGTAAAGGAGCTTTCCCATGTCTTTGCTCGCTCACGTCGTCGATTGGCTCGTGCCTTTTATCTGTGGCGGCGTGGCCACGGTTTTGGGCCTGATGTGGCGATGGGGCAAAGCCATGGTCAACGGCCTGCGCGAGCTCCTGCTGTGCCAGTTGGAGGACCTGCGCCGCGAAATGGTCATCGAGCACGACGGAGTGGCGGACGAGGACCTCAAAGCACGCTCCCAACGCCTCTACGACTCCTATCACTCGCTGGGCGGCAACGGCCACGGGACAGCACTCAACAATGACATCCAATCCGCGCCGATAGCGCCCCGACAATCCTGACCCACGACCGTGGGCCACAAAACAATATTCATCCCGAGAAAGGGGACATATGGTCAATAACAAGGACAAGCCGAAGCCGTGGCATAAGCGCCTGTTCGCCAAGGTCACGGCACTGGCCGCCGCCGTGTGCATGATGCTGCTCCCGGCCACCGCGCACGCGGACATGCAGGGCATCGACGTATCCAACTGGCAGTGCGGCATCGACATCGCCAACACGCAGGCGGACTTCGTGGTCGTCGGCACCACATGGGGCACGGGACAGGTATACAACAACTGTCTCGTGTCCGGCGTCAACACGGACGCCAACCGCATGATCGCCCAGGCGCAGGCCAGCGGCAAGAAATTCGGATTGTATCACTACGCGATGGGCGGCAACCCCGAGGCCGAAGCCCAGTTCTTCTACCGGAACACGTCGAACTATTGGCGTCACGGCATCGTGGCGCTCGACTGGGAAATGGATGATAACCCCGCGTGGGGCAATTGGAATTGGGTACGCCGCTTCATGAATGAGTGCGAACGGCTTTCGGGTGGTGTGCGCCCATTGCTGTACACCGGCCCGGTCGCCGGCACCATCCCGCAAGACATCCGCAACCGGTACGGTTTGTGGATTGCCCAGTACGCCAACATGAATCCGACCGGCTATCAGGCATCCCCGTGGATGCTGGGCGCTTACGGCGAGGCCATGCGCCAGTACTCGGGTACGGGCGTGGTCAACACGTGGAGTCCCATCGACCTCAACCTGTTCCGCGGCGAGGCATGGCAGTGGGACCTGTACGCCAACCCCACCGGCGACTCCACGCCACCGGCCACACCGGCCGCGCCCGCACAGCCGAACAACCCCCAGCCCACTCCCAGCACTGGAGGCATCACCCACACCATGCGGTGGGGCGAGACCATCTGGGGACTCGCCGTCGCCTACAACGCATGGCCCTTGTCCGCGTGGCATACGCCCAGCGGTGACATCAACCGCTACTACGTGGGCGACGTCGTAACCTACGGCGGCGGCTCCACAACCGCGCCGTCCCACGGAGTCTCCAAGGTTCTTCAATGGGGCGACACCGTATGGGAGTTCGCCACAGCGCACGGCTACAACGTCTCCCAGTGCACCGTCCCCTCCGGCAACATCAACGTCTACTACCCCGGTGACGTGGTGACCTGCCGCTAAAACCAACCGATGCCGCCGTCACTCCCCTAATGGCGGCATCACCCCATCAATGATCGGAGCAAAAACATGACCGACAATCCAACCGAAACACCGGCATCCACCGACACCGTGCCCGACTGGCTCATCCCCAACCGCGTCTATGACGTGCTCAAATGGCTCGCGCTGATCGTGCTGCCGGCCATCGGCGTGCTCGTGCAGACCCTCGGCCCCGTATGGGGCTGGACATGGGCCGATCCGGTCGCGACGACCATCAACGCCGTTGCCCTGACCATCGGCATCGTCATCGGCGCAAGCGCCCTCAAGGCCAAGGCATCCAAAACCGAATAACCATAAAAACACCACCGCCCCTCCCCCAGCAGCAACGCTGGACGGAGGGGCGGTTTTCGCGTTTATTATTGACAATGTAAATAGATTACGTTATTGTTTACATCGTAAATAGAATAAATCGCTATTTACAAATATTTCCCGACCAGGAAGGGACGGTGCAATCAGAGACAAACGAACCAAACCGCTTCTTGAGAAGCTCGAAAACCAAGGATGGCGCATCACTGAAAAAACTAAAGGCTGGATGTGCTACCCGCCCGACAAAACCAAACAAGCAGTGATGATACACAAAACGCCATCGGACGCACGATGGTACGCCAACTGCATGTCACACCTAAAGCGTAGCGGATACATCGAGTAGGCGGCATATTCTGCGGGTACCGGAAGCGGCAACTCCCGGTACCCGCAGAATATCAAACTCTCAAGACCACCCCCAAAAAAACAGCAAGGGAAGACCGCGAACCGCGACGGACGTGTGGGGGAACGTAAACTGCGGAAGGAGAAAACACATGACGAGCAACGACCGCACTTGGCAGGTGTCGGTAGATATACGAACTCCGATATCAGCCAATGAAGACGACATCTTTGATCTTATGGACAGACTGGGATCATACGGCGCATCCATCGCCATCGACGCAGACGGCAGAGGCATGGGCATCACCCTTGCCATAGACGCCAGCGACACCGCCTCGGCTCTTTCCAAGGCGATTGCGGCGATACGAGAGGAAGGCCGCATCGATGGTTTTGATGTCATAGGGGTGTCCATACGAGACTGGGCCGAAGCCGAACGCGAATCCGCCTCCCCGACATTCCCGAAGGTCGTGGGCTTCGCGGAGATCGCGAAAATGGCCGGCGTGACCAGACAGCGCGCCCATGCATTCCCCAAAATAGAATCGTTCCCCAAACCCGTTATAGAGACGGCACAGGGCCCTCTCTACTCCGAAAACGCAGTCAAGGCATGGACTGAGACACGGGACGTCAAGCCCGGCCGACCAAAAGTAAACGCCTAGGACTGCACCACTACCCCATTAGTTCTTGCCTGAAGGGCAAAAGCGCCGCCACCACACCGTGACGGCGCTTAATTTTTGCCCACATTTTGCCCACATTATCTCGGGAAAACGTGAGAATACGCGGGAAACCGTGGGAATAAGAAAAGCCGCTCAGCCCTACTCCCGTAAGGCAAAGCGGCTATTTTCCACAGTCTAGCGAAGGTGCCTCCGGTGGGACTCGAACCCTACGGAGAAAAGCCGCTTAGACCTACTC